GATTGAAGATCATGTGTCTTTTGAAGCTGATGAAGCTGCAGAGGGATTTGATGACGTTTTAGCGTTGGCGGTTGAGTCTAACCTTTACCAATTGCAAATGGATGAAGAGACTATGATTTTAGGTGGTAACTCGTCTTTTGACTTGGGTACAACTCCAACACCAACTGTTTCAGTATCAGCAACGGGCGGAACAATCGGTGCGGCTCAAAAAGTTTATTGTGTTGCTTTAACTCTTCAAGGGCTAAAACAATCAAGCGTAGCTAACGGTATCGCACTTACTACAACTCGTACAAATGCTGGCGTAAGTTCAACAACTGTTTCATCAGGTTTTCATGGCGCTAAATCATTAGTAGCATCTCCGACATGGTCAACTGGCTCAACTGATAGTATCACTTGTTCTGTAGCTCCTGTAACGGGTGCATTCGGATATGCGTGGTATTGGGGAACCGTAGGTAATGAAGTCCTTGGAGCGATTACTACAATCAACTCATACATCATCACAGCGGCGGCAGCAGGTACACAAAACATATCTGCGGTTACAGACAATGCGTCTAAAGATGCATATGCATTTGACGGTATCATCAACTCAATGATTACAAGCGGTTCAGGTTCATACCTTTACACAATGCCGAGCGGTACGTTAGGAGTTGGAACTGGACTTTCTTCAGACGGTGCTGCGGGTGTAGTTCAAATCAATGATGCTTGTGTGTCAATGCTTTCTAATTACAAAACTCGTCCAGATGCACTTATTGTATCTCCAAAAATGAAAAACTACCTACGCAAGTTAGTAGTTGGAAACGGTGGATCTGCTCTTGTTCGTTACAATATGGATGCAAGCGGAAATCATCAAGTAGATGGCGGAAATGAATTAGTATCAATTCAATCTCCAGTCGGTGGCTCAATGAAAGTGATCGTGTCTTTCGATGTTCCAGATAACACAATTATTTTAATGAGTAAAAACCTACCGGCGGAATACTTCAAGTACAACAACATAGGGACTACTCTTGCATTGAAACACAGAAAACGTGACTACTATGCTATCGAATGGCCTCTTGTAAATCGTCAGTATGAGTACGGTACTTATGTAAGCGAATTGCTACAAAACTACTTCCCGCCAGCGTTTGGAATGATTACGAATATCGCAATCAGCTAAAAAATATCCCTCTCTTTGAGGGATTAACTTAAATAAAGGAAAAAACAATGATTCAATTAAGAGCTCCACAAGGCACAGTTTCGATGGAATGGAACGGTATCGAGCTAACTGTTAAAAAGGGTATCGTCACTGCTCCTGATGAAGCGATGAGCGATTTATTTGCTCACGGATGCACTGCGGCAAATGAGAAGATCGAAGTTACTGCTCCAACTTTGCCACTAGAGTCTTAAAATGGCAACATTAACAACACTTGCAAATGTAAAGAATTATTTAGGAGTAAACACTGGAATAAATATAGAGGGTGTATCACTCGCTAATCCTTGTGTAATTACTGCTAATAATCACAATTTACTAAACGGTTTACAAATGTTGATAAGTGGTATAAATGGCACAGTACAACTCAACGGAAACACTTATGTTGTAACGGTTATCGATCAAAATACATTTAGTATTGGGATTGATAGTACGCTATTTACCCCTTATGTAAGCGGCGGTTTTGTATCGACTGATGATATTTTATTGAATCGCTTGATCAATGCGGCGAGTGACTTTATAGAGTCATGGGCTAACAGAGATTTTTCGATTCAGAATTATATCGATATGAGAGACGGAACGGGAACGAATAAGATTATGGCGGCTAATTATCCGATAGTATCGGTGGCAAGTGTCACAATCGGAAATCAATCAATACCGCTTTCACCAGATGGCATACAGTACGGTTATAGATACGATAACAATCGTATATGGCTAGTAGGTTCTCGCTTCCCTAGGGGTACTGGTAATGTACAAATCATATACGAAGCAGGTTATCAATCAGTGCCTTATGCGGTCGAACAAGGTTGTATCGAATTAGTAGCACAAAAGTATTTCTTAAAAGATAGAATTGGAGTCAATTCAAAAGTCATAAACGGGGAAACGGTATCGTACACTCAAAAAGACTTACGAGATGACTTTAAATCACTTCTTGCGAATTATACAAAGGTTATCCCAATATGAGTTCAGTAACTGGCGATAAAGAGTTAATCCTATATATAGGGCAGATTTCTAACACGGTCGAAGAGAATATAACAAGGGAGATTATATCAATTTTGGCATTTTTGAAAGACTATGTAAGAGATCAAAAGCTATCAGGTCAAGCACTAAATATAAAATCTGGAAATCTACGCAACAGTGTAGCTGATAGTATAGAGAGTGCAAGAGATCAGATTATAGGAACTTTATCCGCTAGTGGTGTATCTGATAGAGGTTTTCCTTATGGCTACGTTCATGAATATAATCTTGGTCATTATGTAAATGATAAAGATCACTCATACATGAGATCGTCATTAAAAGAAAATGAAGAGATGATTATGAGCAGAATTAACAACGCAATTGAAAGGGCTATTTATGCTTAACCGTGAAGCGATATACGACAAACTATTCTCGTTAGCTTACAAAATTAACGGTGTACAAACTCGTAGCAGAAAGTTAAAAATTTATAGCGATGTCCTACCTACCGAATGTCCTGCAATCTTCCAAAACCAAACTGGGGAAAGCACATATCAAAAAGTAGGACAGCCGAAAATTATAACTCTTAAATGCGATTGGTATGTGTACCTCAATAGCAAAGGGGATAGAAAAACTACGCAGTCAGTGGATATAAACAATATATTAACGCAGATTGATACTGTTTTTCTTCCTGATGTTATGACGGGTACATTTACTTTAGGCGGTGTTGTTTCGCACTGTTGGATTGAGGGCGAGACTAAGATTGTCGAGGGCGTGCTAGGTGATTATTCTATCGCTATCATACCTATTAATATCAAAACAAGTGAGGTTCTATAATGGATGAAGAAGTAAAAGAAGTAGAAGAAACAAAAAACACAATCATCGAAGAAGTTGGAAAATTTGATGATGTGATTGAGGCGTGGTTTTCAAAACACTTTCACGGGTTAAACGTGGAAACGGAAATCTATAACAAAATGTATCGTGCAAAAGACGATCTTAAAAATTTAATAAAAGGCTAAAAGATGAGCATTCAACAGACAGTATTTGGTCCCGGAATTATTTATGCAAAAGCAAACGTAACGGGTTCGGCTTATAAGCAATTAGGTTCAATTCAAGACTTTAGTTTTGATGAGACAAAAAACATGAAAGAGCTATTCGGTTCTTTTCAATTCCCTATTGATGTAGCAACATCTACTATCAAACTTTCAGGGAAAATAAAACAAGCGACCATCAATGCGACTGCATATAATGATATCTTCTTCGGTCAGACTCTAACTACGGGTCAAATCTTAACGGCAACTGGCGAAGCGGGTACGATTCCATCTTCAACAACTTATACGGTTACAGTTTCTCATAGTTCATTGTTTAATCAAGACCTAGGCGTTGTTTATGCTGATGGTTCGGCAGTATTTCAGTATATTGCAAGTGGTACTCCAACCGTAGGACAATACACAGTTTCGGCAGTAGGTGTTTACACGTTTGCGGCGGCTGATGCAGGTAAGGCGGTATCAATCTCTTACAGATATACAGCGACTACGGGAGTTACTATCACTAATAGTCAACAACTGATCGGTTCAACTGTAACTTTCTCTTTAATGTACGTTACACAACACGGTGGTAAAGAGCTTTCTATTGAGTTCTATCGTGTGATTACTCCTAAAATGGCACTGAGTTTCAAGCAAGAGGATTTTATGATCCCTGAACTTGATTTAGCTATGTTTGCAAATGATGCGGGTAACGCATTTACGTTGTACACGGCTAACTAATATGAGACAAAAAAGAGTCATAATCGGTAAATTTGTTTATACTCTTACCGCCCTTTCAACGGGGCGGACTTTGTCCATATTAAAAGATATTGAAGACATTAAGAACGGCGCAGAGATAGACTATAAATTTATTGTAGTATCAGCGATAAAAGATTCATTCATCAAAGTACATACCGATTTAAAAGATGGTTTTGTTGAGTCAATCGAAGAAAGTTTATTAGTATCACTTTTTAACGATGTTTTAGAATTGTCAGGATTAGAGAAAAGCGAAAAATCAGGCGGTGAGCCAGTCGATTGGCTAGAAGTTTATTCTCATTTAATAGCGTGCACGGGATGGACTCCACGGATGATAGACGAGCAAACTACGCTATATGAGATAGTAGCACTGAACGAATATTACGCTAAACACCCACCTATGCACATACTTCACGCCGCACATGTAGGCTTTGAATACAAACCGCCAAAAGTTCAGACAATAGATGATTTTATAGCAAACAATTCAGATAAAATTAGACCAAAGATAAGTGAGGAATAAATGGCAGATAATACAGTAGAAATCAACATAACCGCCGACGTGATGGAGGCTCAGGCAGAGCTAAAATCACTTGAAAGAAATTTACAAAATTTAGTAAATATCCAAAATGACTCACTTAATAAATTCGATGAACGAACAACACAATTTCAAGAGCATATTAAAACATCTATTACAAATGTTAAGGGAAATATAGATCAAGTAATTTCCAAGATACAAGAGCTAAAGGGCGAAGATTTAGGAAGCGGTTTATCTAACAGTATAGAGAAAACTAAGTCATCTCTTGTGTCGCTTGGCCAAATGATAAAAACTGCCTTTGTTTATGATGTGGCGTTTCAAGCAATAAATAAATTAGAAGAGGCATTAAGCGGACTTGCTCATCAAACACTAGAAGTAGACTCACAATTCGAACAGTTAAAAATCGGTATAGCAGGACAATTGGCGGCTAATACTAATTACACGGGAAGCACCAAAAAAGTAGCAGACGAACAAGAAAACTTTAATATCGCAATGATTAAAAGCGAGTCGGTTTTCAATAGGTTACGTCAAGCGTCTGTAAACACCGGTATCCCACTCGAACAACTTGGGAAAGGCTTTATGGCTTCAGTTGGTCCCGCTACTCGTGCGGGTATGAGTACAGAACAATTAACTAACTTTGTCGAGAAAATGGGTTCAGTTGCTAAAGCTACATCAATCCCTATGAATCGGTTAGGTGCTGAAATACGTGACTTAATGACTGGACAACGCTCACAACTATCACTTGAAATGGGTGTAACTGAGGCATGGATAGCTCAACATAAAGCCGTTGGAGATTTGGGTCAAGCTTATATCGACATGGCTAACAAATACGATGCTATGGTCGAGGCTCAGTCAAATACTTGGGAAGGTGTTAAAAATAAAGTTATAAACAGTATCCAACAAATAGAAAATAAGGCTAGTGAAGACGTTTTTGCACAGTTAAAAGACGGAGCAGTAACGCTACAAGAAAATCTATCTAAAAACTTTAATCAGATGGTAGATAGCGTTAGAAAGTCACTTAATAGCATGTACGAGTTTTCTTATGGAATTTTTACAGATTTAAAAGTTATTTTTGACTCATTAACTCCAACTAGTGAACACGCAGGAATGGCGGTATCATTCCTAGCAACTACGTTTCAAATCGCTATGGCAGGAATTTCTATGTCTGTTAATGGCATACGCGGCGTATGGGATATTTTTACAAGCACAATCATCAACGGCGCAAATAGTGTAGGACAATTGATAGTTACTCTTTCAAACTCATTTCAAGATTTATTACATTTAAATTTCAGTGATGCAAAAAAAGAATGGGCTAATTATTTCTCAGACGTAAAGCAAAATTTAAAAAGCTTCTTATCAGATATACATCAAGCCGCTGACGATATACAAGAAAGGACTAACGAAATAGCAAGCGGTAACAATAAAAATATAACTACCAATAAAGTTAATATTGATACAAGTACGGCTCAGGGAAGATTGGCAGATTTAAAAAACAAATATACAGAAGTCGGAAAAGCTATCTCAGATTTAACTATCAAGAGAAATACTGCAAGTATAGACGAGCGTGTAAATATTGATAAAGATATAAAATCACTTCAAGAAAAACAAAAAGCATATTTAGCCCTTGAAAAAGATAAAGCTTATATCAAAGAAGGAACGCTAAAAGGAACGAGCAGAGATGATCCAGATAAAGGTAAAAAACCAAAGGGATTATCAAGCGAGATAGCAAAATATGAAGAGGCTTTGAATGTTCAGAAATTAGCTATAGAGAAAAGCGGTCAAGAAATGTCTCTCGAGCAAGAGGCGAACTATTGGGATAAACTTATATCTCAAACTAAAAACGGAACAGCTCTTCACTCTGAAGTTATCGCAAAGGCACAAGAGGCTCATAAGCGCATTATAGAAGAATCAAAGAGGGAGTCACTGTCGCCTATTCAGGAGATGCAAAGAGAACTCGATGCACAAAAAGAGATACATGCCGTCTCTTTGGTTGAAGAGAAAGCTTTTTGGGATAAAAAACTACAAGAGGGCGAAGCAGGTGCAAGAAAATTAACTGAAAAAGTTAAGCAAGAGATAGAGCATAAATCAGCTAATTTAAAAGTAAGAATAGATGAGCAGATATCAGAAGAGAAAAAAGGAAGTGCTTCAGTATCATCTAAGAAAACAGAGGGGAAAGAACAGGAAAGTATAGATAGAGATAAATCTATAAATGAAATGAAGCTACAAAATAAGCAGATCACTAATAGAGAGAAGTTAGAAAACGATATCGCTTATGAAAACGCTTCTTATGCTTCGGCTCAAATAGAATTAGATAGAGAAATAAAAATATACGGCGAAGATTCAACACAAGCAAAAGCGGCTAACGAGAAGAATATAGCTAACGATAAAAACCATTTTAAAAATCTTGATAAACTAAATAGAGAATCGGCAAATGAATCGGGCAGATTATGGCTACAAGCTTCAAACATAATGGAGAACAGTTTGGCTAATGCTATAAACTCTATTATTATGAAAACAAGTAGTTTAGCTGACGCTTTTAGAAATATGGGAAGAGCCATTCTCTCGGGTATGGTGCAAATGGCATCACAAGAGATAGCTTTAGAGATTTTTACAGCGGCAAGAAAAACAGCTATTTGGCAAACTTTAACAGGTACTAAAGTCGCATCTAAAGCCGTAGAGATGGCAACAGATAAAACAGCGGCGGCGGCTAAAGTAGCTACAGAGGTAGGGGCGAATGCGACAGTCGTGGCGGCTCACGTAACCACTGAAACGGTAAAGACGGGTGCAACGGCTACGGGAGTAACGGCAAGAATAGGAATGGTTTTAGCCGAGGCTTATGCAAGTATTGCGGCAGGGGCGGCGGCGGCTTGGACTTTGCTATTGGCGGCTTACTCTTGGGCAGGTCCAGCGGCTCCGGCTTTAGCAGGTGCGACAGTGGGAGTAGGTATTGCGGGTGCTTACAGTGCATTAAGCCAAGTATCTCACTCGGCATCGGGTGGTTTTGATATTCCAAACGGCGTTAATCCAGTTACTCAGCTACACCAAAATGAGATGGTATTACCCGCTCATATCGCTCAACCACTAAGAGAGAGTTTAAAAAACGGGGGTGTAGGTGGAGGGCATACATATAACGTAAATATTACGGCTATGGATGCAAAGGGCGTTAAATCGTTTATGATTGACAATCAAGATGCTTTAGTATCGGCTATGAAAATGGCGCATAGAAACGCAAAGGTTTAAAAATGAGTAATCAAATATTCCCACAGCTAGCAGGTTTAAATTTAGAGAGAACAAAAACGCCAGAATGGAAAACGGTTGTTCATCAATCCGTAAACGGTAAAGAATCACGCACAGCTATGATGAGTTTCCCTATATGGAACTTTCAACTTACTTATAATACTCTACGGACAACTAAGAATAATAATGAGTTATCAACGGTTTTAGGGTTTTATAATCAAATGCAAGGCTCATACGATACATTCTTATATCTTGACCCCGATGACAGTACGGCAACTTCCCAAAACATAGGCATAGGGAATGGAACAAACAAAAACTTTCAATTAGTACGCTATATGGGAAATTTTATCGAGCCTATTCAAAACCCTTTTAATTTTACTGTTTATATAAATGGAGTATCAACAACAGCCTATACAATTACAAACGGATTGATAACTTTTACAACTGCTCCGACTAGCGGACAAGTTGTCTCATGGAGCGGTTCATTTTATTATCGCTGTAGATTTACAGATGATACGCAAGATTATGACCAATTCTTGTATAATATGTATGAAGTAAAAAAAATATCTTTAAGGTCGGTTAAACTATGAAATCCGCTTCATCTGCTATGATAGCTTTACTAGCCACTAATAATTTCTATATGGCAGATTTATACACTTTCACTTTGATAGATGGTAGCATTTATTATTTCACGTCAGCAGATATAAATATCAGTTACGGTGGTAATACATATTTATCAATTGCAGGAATGGAAAAAAACAACTATAAGCTCGTAAAAGGTACGTCGGTTGATTCACTTTCTATATCAATATTCCCAGACTTATTAAATAGTAATATATTGATAAATGGAATACCACTTGCACAAGCGGCGGTTAATGGTGCGCTTGATGGTGCATTGTGTACATTAAATAGAACATTTATGCCAACATGGGGAGACACGAGTGGGGGGGTGGTGAAACTTTTTTCTGGAAAAGTTTCAACAATTACGGGCGATAGAACATATATTCAAATTGACGTTAAAAGTATGCTTGAATATTTCAATATCCAAATGCCTAAAAATCTTTTTCAGGCTCCATGCTCACATATTTTATATGACACTGGATGCTCATTATCTCAATCATCATTTACTACAAATTTCACTTTATCAACTTTAATTGACAATAAGAATATTGCAACCGGATTAGCGAATGCAAATGGATATTTTACAAGTGGAGTTTTAACTTGTTTAACGGGTGTAAACGCAGGGGCAAAAAGATCAATATCTAACTACTCAGGAGGAACAGCGACAGTGGCTTATGCTTTCAACAATAATCCTCAATCAGGAGATACCTTTAGTATATCAGCAGGGTGTGACAAAACAATGACGACATGTAAAAATAAGTTTAACAACTTTATAAATTATAGAGGGATGCCATTCGTGCCAGTCCCCGAAAGTATCGGATAATGACTAGAGAAATAATTGTAGAAGAAGCTAAAAGCTGGGTAGGAACTCCTTATCATGCTATGGGTAAAGTCAAAGGCGCGGGTGTGGACTGTGGGCAGATACTTATTGAGGTTTTTGGTAACGCTGGAATAGTTGAAAAGTTTGATACGGGCTATTATCCTATTGATTTTAACATGCACTCACACGAGCAAAGTTACTTTAAATTTGTTGAGCAATATGCACATACAATAGATAAACCAAAAAATGGGGATATTGTACTTTATAAGTTCGGTCGATTGATATCTCATAGCGGTATCATTGTAGATGTAGAAAATAAAATGATAGTTCATGCCTTAATGGACGTAGGAGTAATTATGTCTCAATGGGACGAGGGAGATTTGAAAGACAGAATAGTCGGGTTTTGGAGTGTGTTTTAATGGGTGGAAAATCAGCAACTGGACCGCAGGTCACATCACTTTCAGGTATTCAGGTAAATACCTCTGTTTTAGGGGGTGCAGTGCCTTTAGTCTATGGAACTACGAGAGTTTCCGACAATATGATATGGTATGCAAATTTTCAAGCATATCCTCAAAAATCATCAGGAGGCGGGAAAGGTGGAGGCGGTAGCGTAACGACGGGGTATACTTACACAGCTTCAATTATTAACGCTATTTGTGAGGGACCTATAGTAAAAATCGGTCAGGTATGGCAAGGCAAGACGATTGAAACATTATCGGGCGCGGGGCTAACTCTATTTAATGGTACTTATCCTCAATCTCCTTGGGGTTACGTCACTTCTAATTTCTCATCACAAGCCCTCAACTATGCAGGTATCGCCTATGTATGTGCCGCTAATTATACTATGGATGGTTCAGGCTCAATGCCAAATATGAATTATGAAGTGTATGGGAAAAATATCAACTTTAACGGGTATGATGCAAATCCAAAGGATATAATAATAGACGTTTTAACTAATCAATATTCAGGTGCAGGAATAAGCTCATCATTTATCGGAGACTTAACAAACTACTCAAACTACTGTATCGCTAATGGGTTATTATTGTCCGTTTATCTAAACAGCCAAACATCAATCACAAATATACTCGATAATATTATGCAAGAAACTAATAGCGAGATGGTGTACAGCGAGGGCGTGATTAAAATCATACCTTATGGAGATACAGCTATAACCGCAAACGGTGCGACTTTCACGCCAAATATTACACCGATATATGATTTAACAGATGATGATTTTATTAATCGTGAAAGCCCCGTACAAGTTACACGAACAAGCCCCGCCGATGCTTATAATCAATTTCAAATCGAATATCTCGATAGAAGCAATTATTATAATACTGCTATTGCAATGCACGATGATTTAGCAAATATTGACTTATTTGGACTGAAGCCAAATCAACCGATACAGATGCACGAAATTTGTAGCAGTGATGTAGCGAATAAGATAGTTCAACTTATCTGTAACAGAACTCTATATGTGCGTAATACGTATCAGTTTGATGTATCTTGGAAATATATTTTGCTTGAACCTATGGACATCATTACGATAACAGACTCAGGGTTGGGATTAAATAAATTTCCAGTTCGAATTACTGAGATAACAGAAAGTAAAGACGGAAAATTAACAATCACGGCTGATGAGTATCCATTCGGAACGCTTAATGCAACTCTATATCCAAATCAGACAGCTAGTGGGTATATGCCATCATATACAGCAAGTGCAGGAAATACAAACGCCCCTATGCTACTAGAACCGCCTGACACTTTATCAAATGGTTTAGAGATATGGATTGGGGCAAGTGGTGGCAACTTGTGGGCAGGATGCGACGTTTATTTGTCATATGATAATGTGTCTTATGCGTTTATGGGAACAATCTCAACGCCTACGGCACAAGGGTTGCTAACGTCCGATATCGGTTCATCAATCGGAATAAATACTTTCATGAGTGGTGCGACTTTATCAAGTGGAAGTAGTGCAGATTTTTTAAACTTTGCAAATCTCCTATATATTGATAATGAACTTTTAAACTTTCAAAACGCTACTTTGACAAGTGCGAATATGTACACATTATCGCCTTTGCAGAGAGGGCTTTATAACTCTATAAATGCTACCCATACAGTAGGGAGCTTGATATCCAAAGTGGACTCGAACGCAGTTTTAAAAGTACCATTTACAACCGATCAAATAGGACAGACTATTTACATTAAAATTCCATCATTTAATATTTTTGGAGCAGCTAAACAAAGTTTGGCGGACGTTACCCCATATACATATAAAATAAAAGGTACTGATTATCAATCGCCTTTACCAGATATTACTAACGTAAATAGTTTTTATAAAAACACTTCAATTTATATCACTTGGGACGTAGTAACAGATTTTCGTGCGCCGATTGATTATGAGGTAAGGGTTGGAACAAGCTGGGACAGTGGGCAGATTTTAGGCAGATATTCACAAAACACAGTCTTACCACAAAATGACGGTTTATACTGGATTAAGGCGCATTATCTATTTCCTACTACAAATACGGATATATATTCAACTAACGCTCAAAGTATAGAAATAGCAGGGCAACTGCCGCCTAAAAATGTAATAGTAACATACGATGAAGATGCGACGGGGTGGAGTGGAACTTGTAGCGGATATGCGGCAATTATTGCAGGTACGGTACAGTTAACAAGTACAAATCAAACGGGATATTATGAAGTTCCAACCTCACATATTATTGATATCGGTACGGCTCAAATATGTAACGTATCTTGTGCATTTTCGGCACAAGGGTTCAATCCATCTGATTTTGTTAGCACATGGACTTTAGTGTCTGCTCAATCTTCAATTAGTGGAGTGATAAACGGCGGTTATCAAGTAAAAGCTCAAATCAATATTGCTCAAAATGACGGTATATTTACTGGATGGAGAGATTTTGTACCGTCTGATTTTGTCGGAAGAATCTTTAAAATGAGATTAGTATTAGTTTCTGAAAATTCATTTACAAATATTCAAGTGAGTGCTTTCACTTGGTCGGTCGATGTACCAGATAGAGTAGATACGGGAAACAGTGTATCGGTTGCAACGGACGGAACTGCGGTAACATTTACAAGACCATTCCACGGGGTACCGAATACTCAAATAACGATAATTGGGGCGACCGCTGGAGATGATATTGTATTAACTTCTCAAACTGTAAACGGCTTTACAGTGCAGGTTGTAAACGGTGGCGTAGGTGTTGCACGAATAGTAAACTGGTTAAGTGCGGGATACTGATTAAAATTTATACAATGGAGTGATTAATTATGATACAATTTTACAAAAAGGAGTTTAAATGTCTCAAAATTCTATAGTTATAGCCGATAGTAACGGCGTAGATTTTTTAACACATCTAAATAACTCTAATAATACATTGGGCTCAAACCAGAGTGGAAACTCTGCCCCTGCTTCTCCAATTGCCGGAATGACTTGGCACGATGAGACAACAGAAAAACTATGGGTAAGAAATACAGCCAATACAGCTTGGAAAGCGCAACTTATAGCAGACTTTCAAGGCTCAAATATCCAACACTCTATCCGCAATTCTGCCTCTTGGGTTTATAATCAAGACGGGGCGGTAACGGGAGCAATTCAGATTAAAATCACGGGGCTATACTCTCAAACTCTCTCAGGCGGTATGGAGATAGCGATTACTCAAAATAGTGGCACAGATGGAACCTATATAGATTATTTGCTATATGTCGGGGGTAATTGGAGAAGTTCAGACCACACGTGGCACAACACTAAAGCTACAATCATAGGCTCAACGTCTCCAGCGCAGTTGAATGTAAGATTCTGTTACAACACTACTGATGTATTTATTGTAATAGGCGATGTAACATCAACTTGGGGATACCCTCGTGTAGTTGTAAAAGATATTATAAGCAATGCAATTATAAGCGGTTATAGCCCTGACTTTGTAATTTCTACAATCACTACGCTACCAACTACCACGGCATCAACAATTTTAGCGACCGATGGAACGGGAGCAGATATATACAATGCACCATCTAAGACAACTCCCGTAAATGCCGACTTATTTGGCTTATTTGACAGCGTTACAAGTGCTTTAAATAATGTGAGTTGGACAAACATTAAAGCTACTTTGAAAACTTACTTTGATGGGTTATATGCATCTTTGACAAATTTAAAGACAGTAAACAGTATATCACTGATAGGCACTGGCAATATCAGCATGCAAGGACTCCCACAAAACTATCAAACCTTTACATCAAGCGGTACTTTTACTGTTCCAGCTGGTGTTTACTTAATCATGGCAGCTATTGGATCAGCTGGAGGTGCGGGTGGTGGTTCTAATATAGCCCATTACGCAGGAAATGGCGGCGGTGGAAATGGGGAATTTTATTTTACTGAGCTTTTATATGCTAATGCAGGGCAAGTGTTAACTATAACAATAGGTGCTGGTGGAGCAGGTTCTACTGGAGACGGAGCAATTGGTGGAACTACATCTATAGTAGGCACAGGAGTATCTATTATTATCGCTGGGTGTATTGGTGGACTATCGTCTTATGGTTTAGTTGTTGCTGGTGGTGGGGTTCAAGCATTTGGAAAACTAGGAACATCTTATGGTGCATTGGGTGCTGGTAATGGTGGTAATGGTGGTAATGGAGGTGCAGGAATAAATGGATTAATAGCATTAGGTGGAACTACAGCATCACATAATGGAGCACCAGCATTAGCAAATACTGGTTCAGGAGGCGGTGGTGCTTTTGGCACAGCAAATGCTGCTGGTGGTGCTGGTGGTTCTGGAAAAGTCATCATATTTTGGTAAGGAGAAATAAAAATGAGTAAAACATATGCAATAGTTGAGAATGGAATTGTAATAAACGTAATTATAGCTGATGATGATTTTATAAGTCAGTTTCATCCAGATAGCGCGCATCCTTACGAGGAGGTACACGAAGATGATAACCTTGTGGCTCGTATCGGAGATAGCTTTATAGATGGTAAATTTATAACTCCACAGCCTGTACCAGTGCAAATTACTTCAATTACTAAAGTTCAAGCTATGAGACAACTAAAAGCCATGAGCCTTTGGGAAACTTTTAAAGAGGTACTTGCGTCAAACAAAGATGCTCAAGATGAGTGGGATTTGGCTTTAGGGTTAGATATTAACGATCCGTTTGTTTCTGAAATTTCAACCGCTTTAAATATCTCAGATATTCAAG